CTAAGAAATTTAGCTTTGACAGAATGCAAGGACAGTATGACCAAATCATAGGGCTTATGGCTTCTATGGCAAAGATTAATGTGATGTCAATAATAGCAATGGAAGATGCAGTGTTTACAGAAACCAACATATCTGGAGAGATAGAATCAGGACAATATAGAAAAGGTAGATTCGCTGTTAACTATCTAGCTCCAGGTACACAGGTTTCTAAACCAGCATCTAATGTTCCTTATCAGATTTTCCAACAGATAGATAGAATAGAACGACAACTTCGTGTTGGTGGTTCATATCCTACAACTGATGATTCACAGTCACCATTAGCTTTTGCTACTGGTAGAGGACTTGAAGAGTTAGGTGCATCTATGTCACTTATGATTAGAGAGTATCACACAGTTATGTCTGATGCTATAGAGATGATTGACTCTAAGAGATTAGAGTGGGATGCAAAAATGTATGGAGGAGAATCTAAATCACTATCTGGATATATGGATAATACTTTCTATTCAGAAACATACGACCCAGGTAAAGACATAAGTTCTTATAAGACAAGAAGAGTCTATGGAGCTATGGCTGGATATGATGAACCACAGAAGATAGTTACAGGGCTGCAATTACTTCAAGCTGGTATTATTGATAGACAAACTTTACAAGAGAACCTTGATGGTTTAGATAATCTTGTAAGAGTTAACGATAGAATTACAAAAGAAAAAGCAGACAGTGTATTGTTTGATACATTGTTAGCCCAAGCACAAGGTGGTGATCCTAAAGCAACTATGGCTGTTGTACAGATAAGAAAGAATCCTGATGATATGCAAAATATCTTAGATAAGTTCTTTACTGCAGAAGAGCCAGAGATACCACAACCAGAACAAGATTTGCTTGGAGGAGGTGCCTTGCCACCACAAGGTCCTCCACCAGGCATAGCTGAACTACTTGGTGGATTAGGAGGATAATGTCTATAAATAAAAAGTTTGAAGATATAGTAGATTTTTGTTTAGTTGATGTTGATGAGCTATGTGATGACATTATTTTAGAAGAAGATGTTTTTAAACCACGAGGTAGAATGTTTATTGATCAAATGCCTCCTTTAGTATTTCCATTTGGATATATGATTATAAGTTCTGCGTTTCAGTTTTTTGAAGAAGATGATGAGGAAGAAGATGGCTAGACCAAAAAAGAAAAATAGATTACCAGAAAAAAACGAAACAACTGGTTCATCTTACTCTATAGGTAGAAATCCTGGTGGTGCGATTCGTGGATTGACACAAGGAGCAACTTATGGCGAAGGTCAACAAATAAAAGAACAAGCATCAGCATTTGGTATGCCTAAAACACAAGGAGTATCAACCCAACAAGTTGCTTCAAAACCTATGCCTCAAATGGATGTATTTGCAGAAACTCAAAGACCTAACGAACCTGTTACATCTGGATTGCCTTTTGGTCCTGGTGTTTCTCCTGTGTCACAAGAAACAGGCATAGAAGATGTTAAAAAATTTATTTACGATAGTTGGTTAGCAACTGGAGATGATAGCTTACTAGAGTATTTGTAATGTTGTACAATGATTTCTCTGAAGAAAAAGCTGATAAACTAAGCAAAATAAATCAAACAAGTTTTGCAACACCTGAATCAGTTATGGTTCAACTATCTAAAAATAATGCTGATGATTCAATTATTGAAAAGATGAATGTATTTTTTAGTAGAGATAAAGAAGGACCTTTTGAAAGATTAAAAAACTCTTTAGCAAAACAATCAGGTATTAATCCAGATACTGTTTCTAGTCTTAGAGAACTATATACTAAAAAAACATTTATGGGTTTAAGGTCTGTTTGGGAAGATACATTTCCACGAGTGGGTAGAGCAATAGCTCTCAAACAACAAGGAGTAGATAATCCTTGGCAAAAAGCAGATGTAAGTCCTTATAAAGTCTGGGATGCTAAAAGAGAAAAAGGTGAAGTTATAGATTTTGGTACTGCTATTTTTGGTGACACAAATCCTGAAGATACTAAACAATATAAAGAACTTATAGACAATGGTGCAAGTCCAGAGTTTGCAAGACAAACAGTTTTAAAAACAAAAGGTGAAAATATTTGGACTTTAATTGAAGAAGAGTCAAGAAAAGTTGATATGCCTGAAAAAGTAGCTCGTGAACTAAAAGCAAGAGGAAAAGGAACACAAGCTACATTTGGTAGAGTTGTTTGGCAATTACCTCCTTTAAATTTTATAGCAGGTCCAGATGATAAAGCATACGATTTCTGGACAGGTGTTGTTGATTTGGGAGCAAACCTACTTGATCCAACTTTTATTGCTGGTAAAGCAGTTAAAGCTGTTAAAACTGGAACTAAAATGTTAGCTTTATCAGATGAAGCAGCAGCTAGTGTTGGTTTATTAAATGGTTATGTTAGAAAATCATTTAGTAAGCGAACAGTAAAAGATGTTATTAATAGTCCTTCTGGAGATAACATAGCTGAATTTTTATTAAAAAATAAAGATAAACCAGCAACTATTCTTGAACAATCTAATTTTAAATTTGTTAACAAATACATAATGAATGATGAACAACTTGCTAGTAATACAACTAAATTTATGGATAATTTAAAAAATATAACTGAAGAAGGTCAAGCAGGTATTTTAAAAGTCAAAAAGTTACTAATGGAAAATTCTAATGTGTTAGCTTCATCAACAGAAGGTATGGTTCCAGAAATACAAAAAGTGGGTAGGTTTTCTCAATTTCTAGATACATACTTTGGTGCTGGTTATCAAACAAAATTAAAAGCTAACAACCCAGATCAATTACTTGTTAACTATACAAAGTTTTTAAAAAGCATAGATCCTAAGGGAAAACTAATTGATAGAAATGTAAGACTTAATGAATTAATAAATAAATTAGATGCGACTAACACTAAAGACCCATTTCTTAGAGGAAATATTATTGTTAATGCTGTTATTGAAGATATGGGTTCATTAAGAAAAATAGTTGATGAAAGTTTTGAAATTTCTAAGACACTAAGTACTAATGGAAAGATTAGAGCTAAAGCATTATCACAATCAGTATTTACTAACTTGAGTAAATATATTGGTGAAGTATCTGATGATATGGGAAAAAACAAATCTCTTTATACAAATTTAAGTGAGTTACCTGATGAAATGAAAATTCTGTGGGGAGATGAACTAACAAAACTAGGTTGGTCAGCAGAAGATATAAATAAAGGATTTAATACATTTGCAAATCAACCAATCTTAGAATCAACATTAACAAGAGATATACGATTACCAGATGTGTCAGAAGTAATTAAGTTAGTTAATAAATTAGATAAAAGTATGAAAGGACAGTTTTTAAAAGCTGCTGACATAGTTGGATCAAAAGGCATTGATTCTGTTATGGATTTTTATGTAGGTAAAGTATTTAAACCTATTGCTTTGTTAAGACCTGCTTGGACTGTACGAGTGATTGCAGAGGAACAGTTAAGAGCATTAGCTGATGGTGTACTAGGTATTAGAGATAATTACCTTAATCCAATGAGCATACTAGGAAGAATGGGTTTAATTGATGTCAGACCATCTGCTGCACGATCTGGTTGGTTAAACAATGGTGTTTTTGAAGCTGGTATTGGTGAAGCAGAATCAAGAGCATTTGACAATTTAACTGGTAATACTATGAGACAAAAAATTGAATGGGAAACAGTACAAAAAGAAGCAACAGACATAATACAACAAACTGGTATAGGAAACCCAAATACTAAAAATTGGAATGAAGGACAGTACAGAGTAATTAATAATTATTTAAATAGTAAATTAACACAAGCAATAGCAAAAATAAAATTACAAGGTTCAGATATTGAATCTGCTAGGAGGTCAATAGCTACTGAACAACTTATTGATGATATGTTGACAGAAGGTAATGAATTAAGAGAAGCAATGCTTTCTATATCTACTAGCACTAACCAAGAGAATGTATTACAAGTATTGCAAACTACAACAGACAGAACTGTAATTAGACAATTCTTAGATACATTAAGCGAAGCTGTTACAGCTGATTTATCTAAAGATGGAAACATTACAGCTGAAATGTGGGAACTTTTAGCAACTGGTAAATTTAAAAATGCAGCAGGTCAGACAATAGATATAAAACAAATTGCAAGAGGATCTGCAACAAAAGCAGAAAAAGCATTATTTGACTCTGGAGATTTAGGTGCTAAAAGAACTAGAGAAATTGCTAAAACGAATGAACAAAATATGAATAAAGCTATCAAAGAATATGTTAATAAATTTGGAGATAGTTTGACTATTGATGTAAAACACAGAACTAAACCAATAACACTAGATTCTAGTTTTTATGATAAATTTGTTAACTATGGTATGGAGTGGTTAATGACAAGACCGACAAATAATATGTCACGAATACCTGTCTTTAAATCTACTTATTGGAATAAATCAGCAGAGCTTATATCTATAAGTTCTGAATCTGTAAAACAACAAATATTAAAAGGTGCAAAGAAAGCAGGTATAAATCAAAAACAAATAAACAAATGGGATAAATTGTACAAATCTGCTGGTGATGAAGGAATTGATGACCCAGAGTTAATTGAACAATTAGCTAAAGGTTCAGCTGTACAAAAAACAAAAGATTTGTTGTATGACATTACAGAAAGTCGTAGATTTTGGGATGTAGCAAGATGGGTATTCCCATTCGGTAATGCGTATCAAGAAGTACTAACTACTTGGACTAAATTATTAGGTGCTAACCCAGCTATTTCTGCAAGAGGGTCAACAGTTTGGTCTGGTGCAACACAACCAACAGATGAGTTAACAGATACAGGAAAAGGTTTCTTATCTGAAAATCCAACTAATGGTTCTGTAATATTTAATTATCCTGGACAGGGATTAGTACAAGACTGGATGTTTGGAGAAGCAGAAAATAATCTTAATGTAAATGTCAACATACCATTGTACGCACAAAGTCTTAACATAGCAGCAACTGTTTTACCTGGTGTAGGTCCTACTATACGAATACCAGCAGCATTTTTCTTTCAAAATTTTCCAGAAGAAAGTTTTGCAAATAAAATTATATTTGGTGATTTCGCTGCACCTGATTTAAGTATTGAAGGTGAGCTTACAAAAGCTCTTGGATTTAAACCAGCCTGGGCTGATAAATTTAAAACTGTTCTTTATAACAAAGGAGAAAACTCACAAGGAGTATTTGGTAATACAGTTATGGACACATACGAGGCATTGTTATATGCAGGTTTGGTTGATGACAGTACAGAAGAAGGTTTTAATGAAGGAATAAATTTAGCTGTTGAAAAAGCTAGAGGTCTTTTTATGATTAGAGTGCTTTCACAATTCATAGGACCATCTGGTATTGCAAGTCCTGTTTATGATATAACTGATAAAAATGGAAATGTATTTTATTTAGAAACATTAGCTGATGAATATAGAAGTATCAAAGTATCTAACAATTATGATGACACTATTGCAACACAAAAATTTATACAAAAATTTGGTTTTAATCCTTTAGCCCTAACAGTATCTAAAACAATTTCTATAGAGAAATTTCCTGTTACAACAGAGGGATATGATTGGTATAAAGAGAACAAAGATTTATACGAAGAATATCCTTATGTTGCTTGGTATCTTGAACCACCATCCTCTTATGCAGAGTTTTCATTTCCTGCATATCGTGAAGGTATAGAAGAAAATAAACGTGAATATAGAACACCTGAACAGTTTGCAATCGCTAAAAATAAATTGTTGGGTGCAGTAGCTATGGATGAGTATGAAAGATTAATGGGTATATCTGGTAACAATACAGATCTTGCAAAAACAATAAGAGATGAATACAAAAAACAACTTATGGATCAGTATTGGGGATATGGTCAACCAGGTATTGTAGGTTCTCCTAATCAACCATCTACTGATATGCAGATAGAACAATTAATTAAAATGAGTAATGACTCTGAATTACAAGATAATGAACAAATTAAAAGTATTAAACTGTATTTAGAACAAAGACAAAACTTAATTAATTTTACAATAAAAACACAAGATTCTGAAACTATATGGAAAACTTCAAGGAATTATGCTGGAGCTAGACAAATTTTAAGACAGTATGCAGATACTTTAATTACACAAAATCAAAAATTTGGTCCTATATTTGACCAACTGTTAGCAAAAGAATTACAACCTGAATATGAAGATGATTTGTTGCTACAATTAAATGAGAGTAATAATGGATAAATTATGTTAGAAAAGTTTAAAAAACAAATATTTGAATTAATTGCAAAAGATACAGGTAGCAATATAAATCCAACACCAGAACAAATTAGTGCAATAAATGCAGCTAAAACTTATTCAGATGCAAGAGCAGTAGCACTACAAGCAGGTTGGGGTAGTTATGTTTCTATTTTTGAAACAGAAAATCCTATAGATGAAAGTATAGATATATTTAAAGAATTAAATCAAACACTATTTGGTTATCAAAGCGACCCTTTTATAGGAGTTAATAAAGATACTCCCATAACTTATAAAGGACAAAAAACAACTGTCGGTGAATATGAAGATAACTTTTATCAAGATGGTGATGAAAACTTTGGGTTTGTTAATTTATCTCCTAATAAAATAATTGATTTGCAAGTACAACTTGTTAATGCAGGTTTGCTAGGACCTAAAGCAGGAAAACCTTTTAGACCAGGAGTGTGGCAAAAAAAAGTTGAAGGACTAATTATGTACGATATTATGTCACAAGCTAACTCTGTTGCCATAGGTAAAGAAGAAAGTGGTTGGGAAAATATACTAGAAAGTTATATACAAAACCCTGTTTCTATACCTGTACAATCTGATCCTTATTTGCCACCTGATTATCAATCAGTTGCTAGAAGTATAACTAATACCTTTAAAGAACAACTAGGAAGAGATCCAATGCCTTATGAATTAAAACTTTTAGCAAATACTTATATGACAGA